CTCTATTTTTTCTTTCTCTTCTATTGGCAATTTATCTACTACCGCTTGTATTTTTTCGGTGGTGACTTGCTCATCGGGTGTAGTTATCTTATCGAGCCACTTCCAAAATTCATCGGCCGCGTATTCAATATACGGTTGTAGAAATGGATTATCTTCCATATACTTTTCAACTTTGTCTCCCAAATTTGGATCCACATCGGGGGGTGGCTTGAGAGCGGGGGGCTCGGATGATGGGGCCACCGGAGTTGGCGCAGGGGCGGGTGGTTTCATAAATGTATCTTCTTCATCATCGCCAGTAACAGAGGGTGCTGGATCCTCTCTTGTTGGATGTGGGGTCGCTCCGCGTGGGCTTGCGGCTACTGCGCGGGCAGTACCACGTTCGGCCGCTTGGCGCGCCAAACGGGCTTTCTTTGCCTTCTGGGCCTTTTTGCGTGCGGCCTTGGAACGTTTTCCGCCGCGCTTTCCTTCGTCATATAGCCCCTCTTTGACAACAAAGTCATTTGCTTCAAGTTCTTGTTTGACTCTTTTCGCTAAAGCTTTTACTGCCCATTTCGGCAAACCAACGCCAGTTAATATGTTCACAAGGCTATCGTTCTGAGCGCCGCCGGCGCGGAAGATATGGATCGGCTCTTCTTCTTCAACATCAACCGGTGTTGGTTCAGTTGGCTCCCCCTTTTCCTTCTTCTTCTTCTTTGCAGCCTTTCCGTGCTTCGTCTCCCATTCCCCTATTGAAAGGCACTTATACGTTCCCTTTACCACTATGTTTCCAAGATCATCGGTGGTGTGCGCATCAAGTTTTGTGCCTTCGCCGCAACAGTTTTTTGAACAAGTCTTTTCCAGTTTACCGGTGGTCCTCTTCATGGTACCAGCCATGCCCCTCTTTCTTCGACGTTCATCTAATTGTCTAGAGGCGCCCTCATTCAAAAAAGAACGCCACGCATCCGTGACGATCTTATCTTTTCCAAAGCTTGACCAGTCACCCATCTTCAAGAACCTCGTTTAATAAACGATTAATTCGGTCGGCCTTTGTAAAAATATTTGGTGAATTTAAATCTTTGGCTTCTTTCATCATAAAAGCGCCAGGAGTTGATGGTTCTGAAACGAAGTCAAAACAAATCAATTGAAAATCATCTTCAACAGTGACACTTCCGCCATTGCCTTCTGTTACAGATCCCATTCCCCTGGAGGAAATACCAAGCTTGACGCCGGATTCTACCAAAGAACGAAGGATTTGTCCGGAAGGGGTGTTGAGAACCTTCACCTTACCCATCACATTTTTATTTTCCCACCAAACATCTGTAACCATATGAGACGCGTTCTTAAGATTGATCACGGAATCATCAGGATGATCTAGTTCGCCAAGGGCCCTTTGCTCTTTAACGAGTTTCTGGTAATTATTTACCTCTCTCATCATTACTCTATAGGGATAGACCCTTCCGTTGCCATTTTGAACGTCTGCCTCTTGGAGCTTACCAGACAACATCATACCGCCATTAGCAACATAACGCTTGTCCTCTTCGGTTAGAAGATCTTGACAAACGCCACCCTCACATAGTGCGTAATATTCTCTTAAAAGTACTTTTGACATTTTGCTCTCCTATGCGGGCATCACCCGCATGCGTATGCATCCTTTCTTACATAATCTGACTGGTTGAAGCTTCCACTTCTGGGTCCAATAATTGGTGATCATGATTAAACAACTCCATTTTTTTATTAACTGTCTGAAATCCCTCGTCTCCGAATAACATATTTAGAACATATGATGTTCCAGACGATAGCCATCCGAGAAGAAAGAAATTTATAACACTTACATCAAAACTAAATAGTTCTGTGAACGGAGAAAGTAGCATTAAAAACCAACCCACATGGAATCCCATGCACATCGGGCAATGAAATACTTTTCCGTATCCTCCGTATGCTTCTTTGCGGGGTCGCATACGCTTTAACAAGGGCATATCGCTATACACTAAAATTTGTGTAAGACCATATGCTGCCAAAATAAAATATAATAGTTCCATTGTTTCCTCTATAAAGTATATAGGTAATTCAAAGAATAAGGATCTCGGATAAATCCAGGTCGAATTGAGCCCTGCTTGGTTGACTGTGGAACTTCACCCAACTCTGTTGCTTCTTCGTTCTCGGGATCGATGTATTCATCATCCGACATTGAAACGATTGTTTCCATCGATTCGAAATAGGGGCGCTCTTCGTCAATAAAATTCGAAATATTAACCAATGTCATTTTTGAGGCACTCAAATCTTCATTTATCGGCGTTTCCATTGTTGCCTCGAACGAACCATAAAAAGAGCCGGCCTGAATAGATTCGGGAATCACCAACCCTCTTTTGCGAAGAAAGGCAAACAATCTATTCTGTGCTCCATAAACTAAATCGTTCATTGTCTCTTTAGGAAACGCAACCACTTTATTTTTTGATGGAGATAAAACAATATCAATATCTCCGTGATCAAAAATCATAAGATCGCCAGATAAACTCTTGCGGATATCCATCTCAAGAGTTACTGTTTTGCTTATAGCACCACCAATCTTAACCGTGATCGCCATCGTGGATTTCCTTCACTAATGATTGTGTTTTAAGAACTGTAGTTAAAAGTTCCTCGTTAATATCCCGCTTTGCAAAAGAATTTAACTTTTCGATAACCCGATTAGTTTTTTCAGTCATTTCTTCATCTAATTCAATTTCACTAATCTTTTTTGCTTTCTTGAGTTCTGTTTTCAGTCTTGCTATTTCTTCGTTCAAGTAGAATTTTAATTCAACGCCGTTGTCAGCGAACGAGGCGATGTAGTATGTTAACAACTGCTTCTGTTCTTTTAGCAAACCAGTTTCATATTTCTTATTGAACTTCTGAACAAAAGCCTTATAAACGATATTGTCAATCGGACCTGCATCGTTTATAATCTTGCTCTTATTGAGCATATTCTTAATAATCTCGTTTTCCAAGATAACTTGGTTTTTGGGAGAAATCTTATCAGAAAAAATCTGTGAGATTGTCGCGAGGGTTCTATAATTCGGAACGAAATTATTAAAAATAGATGACTCCAGTTCTTTATTAACGTCGTGAATTAATTTTGTCTGTTGCTTAAAAAGGCCATTGGGGTCAATTAATCTTTTTTGTATCTTTACTTCTTTGAGAATCTTTTCGCAGGTTAAGCGATCTAGATTTTGATTCTCATATAAAGATCTATAACATTCAAGATCTTTCCTTAGAACGGCGCCGGCCTTAAAGTGCTTCTTAATAATAGAAATTGCCTTATCTTTTCTTTTGTGCTCATTTTTTAAAATGGCAACAGTCGCCTCTCTCAGAAGCGCCTCGTAGACAAAAGCAGTATTTCTTTTTTTATTATGTCTTGCTTTCATTATCTTGCTCCGATGTATTCCTACTCTCTAATCCCTCAAGCAAAACTCGGATTGAATCATTTATTTCAAATAACTTATCTTCTTCCGTCTGTTCTCTCAACTTATAAATAGATTGATCGTTCTCGTAAATCCCCGTTGATAGGCCATTCATTTTAGCTAATGTGCCTATCTCGGCGCCTGGCACAACATTTCTTGTTGTGGCGCTGCTTTTCTCTTTAGAATACTTTGCGGCATATGAACGAGATCTGGCGCCATCTGGTCTATCATCAAACTTCTTGGGGAAATGTTTCTTGCCTTTTGCTTGCGGCTGTAACGACTTAACTGTCGGAGAATTCCGCGAGCCTGGGGGCACTGCGAGTAATGCCGATTCCGCTTCGCCGGCTCCTGGTAATTCGGCTGCGCCGGCGGGCATTTCTTCGGGGCCGCCTTCAAGCTCTTCGCCGCCAAGCTCTCCACCCAGATCGCCTCCCATCTCGCCTCCCATCATACCACCGGTTTCGGCTGCTGCCGCGGCTTCTGCAACTTGCTGAAGAGAGGCGTCATGTTTGCGATCATAATACATTTCACGCTGATTACGAATAAACTCTTCGTGGGACATTCCAAAAATGTTTTCGGTAACCCAACGTCGCGAGAAAAAGCCTTCAGTTGCGGAAGCGGCAATATCGAACTTCTGCTTCCAGTGCTCGATCTCTTGAAGTTCTGAAATCTTGGATGGGTTATTTAAGGACAACGAGAAGGCCAACAAATCATCTCCTCTGAATCCAAGCGTATAAAGGTGAATAATGCCAATCTTTGTTAGCTCTGCAATAATAACCCTTTGAAGTCTTTGAATGGTTCTTGAAAATCGAATGTCTTTCGTTGCAAGAGTTGTTTTATCTTCTCCTGCGCCCTCGCCCATTGAAAGATATGCTTGAGGAACCTTGAGGGCAGAAAACAATTTATCACGAAGATATTTAACATCATCAATTGCCGTAATATTTGTGGCGCCGGCCAAAGTAGTAATCTCTGTTGCCGAACCTGCACGGATTGGAATGAAATAATCTTCTTCGATGCTCATTGGGTTATAACGAAGATCGACGCGGCCAGACGTAGAGTCTACAACAGAATGTCTTTTCAACTGACTAACAATCTTTTCCATATATTGTTCAACATCTTGCGGCGGAATCGCACCAACATCAATTTTGAATACTCGACGTTCTGAAGAGCGAACAACACGATAAGCCATCATTGCATCTTCCATAAGAGTAAGCTGGCGCCAGATGCGGCGAGCGGCTTCTAAAATAGAAGAACCGTATGGGGCGTATTTATCATTGCCAAGAATGCGAAAATGACAAATTTGCCAGTTTTCAAAAGTCATTCCAGCAGAGTTCCACTGATACTGGACATAATTTGGATTTGTGGAGTCTTTACCTTCCAGCCTTTCAACTTCGGACGCAGGTAATGCAATAACGGCCTTGACGCCATACTTTTCATCAATATCCAAATATAAAAAGAAGTCGCCATATTTACACATTGTGCGACTCCAGCCAAACAAGTTATAATTAAGATTTAAAATACTATCAAATAATATTGATAGAACTGCTCTAATCTCTTCATTGGGACATTTGATGTTAAGCATCGGACGAAGATCAGAATAGGTTGTCATCTCGTCAGCATAAATATCCAAAGTTGAAGCAATCTCGGGCATATACTCCATTTGATCAAAATCTACATATCTCTCAGATCTGCGCTGATTCGCGATTGCTTCTGTTGCAATAGAGTCAAGAGGATTGTAAAGGGACTTCTTAAACTGCTGGCCCGATGCCGATCTGAATCTCGAAGAAAACTTGTCTAAATGTTGCCTTCTAATGCGCCGCCCAGATTGTGAGCGGTAGTTAATGATTGGTCCGGAGAACAATCTTGTAAGCGCTTTAAATAAGCCCGACTGTGAGTTCGCGGGATTTCTTTTATGTGTGTTGTTGGGGCGTGCCATTATTTAATAATCCATTTGTATTGATCGTAGATCTCTTTAGCTTCACTCATTTTATCAAAAATATTGTCTCTTTTGTACCCTTCTTGTCCTTTTATTTGAGTATTTAAAGTGGTTTTGGATGTGATTATGGCATCAACAAATGCTTTTTGATAATTTAGTTCCCTTGCATTTACCTGTAATGCCGTATCTCTCACCCAGCAAGCGATTGCGAGAGCCATAATTAAGTCATCATGGTATCCTTTCATTGCTTGTGGTTTTCCATTTTTCCATATAAAAGTCTTAAATTCATTAGTTAGTCGCGATGAATATGTTTTAATTAGTTTATTTCTTATAAACTCCTCCAATTTCGCAACAATTAGAGGTCGCGTCTTTGACGTGGTAGAGAAGCCGGCAATTGCGCTGTTGCGAACTTCCGCCTGATGTTGCTCAATATATTCGTGAGTTGATTTAACCGAATGGTATAAATTGGGATACCCATATTCTATAAGCTTATCTAACACCGTATATCCAATACTGTTATTTTCAACCACCAGCATACATCCACCATATTCTCGGCCTACTTGATTTAACATATTGGCATACATATCGGGAGTTACCTTACCTTGATATTCTCCAACGACTTCTAAAGTTTCTAGTTGGATAATATGAAACGTAGAATAGTCTGCGCCATCTCCGCGAGCTACATCCGCAACCATCAAATAATTACAAGTGGGATCGTATTCTTCCCAAATCCAAAAGTTGCGATCAAAACCTGTACGGTATTTGGGTTCTCTATGAAGAGATAACATCCATTCCATATCTGTGGGATCAATAACGGTTTCACCAGAGGTGTTGAAATTACATTGTAACTCTTGCGCAATCTGGCGCTTGGACATATTCCTAGTTTCTTTTTTGTACCATTCTTCATCTCTATCTGGGTGTACATCCCATTGAAGCGTAGTCAAATTAAAATTATTTACGCCGGCTTCAGAATCAATACAGGTTTTATGAAACCAGTTCCCAACACCATTAGGGGTTGACAGCGCAATACAGCGACCACCAGTTGATAGAGTGGGATACAAACCTGTCCATAGTTCTTCGAGGTTTTCAATGTGTGCTGCCTCGTCAAGCACCAAAAGAGATAGTGCTTCTGAGCGGCCGGCATCGCCAGATGTGGATGCGGCTTTAATTGATGAACCATTGGAAAGTTCAAAAGAAGTTCTGTTATCAACACTGATTGTCGCAATCTTCAACCAATCTGGAATGTTACGCATAATTCCCTTGACTTTCTTAACCAAGTTTCCTGCTGTTGCGAACTTCGTTGCCATAACGAGGATTGCCTTATCGCGATGGAAGAGCATCATCCACACGATATAACCAGCAGTGATTGTTGATATACCCAACTGTCGTGCCTTGAGTATAACATTAAAACGATAATCATTAAAGTCTTTTAATAGATCGTCTTGAAAATCGTATGTATCAAATAAAATAAGCCCGTGCATCGGGTGGGATATACGGGCGTAATTCTTTAAAAAATAAGCGGGATCTTTACCGCACTTTACTATTTCCTTTACAGTTTGTTTTTTGTCTAATTGAAAACTCATTAATCATTTTCGGTTTGGACTGCGCTAACGGCACCGTGTGCAATTTCCCCAATTTGTCCTAGGGCGTCTACTACTGTATCGAATTTTTCATTTAGGTCTGTGCCGGCGCGTGATCGCGAAGAATAATCTCCGGAATATGGATCCTGGTATTCTCCACCACCTGGCTTTACCTCTTGGAGTGAATAATCTGGGTCATCTTCGTAATCACGGGGGTCACTCCAATAATTCAGAACGTCTCGATCCACCGTCAGATTATCTACAATTTGATCTATATATACTTTTGCTTGCTTCATACTTACATCGCCCGTAACAACATAGTTTCCCATTTTCGTTAGAAAAGTATCAAGGTCAACCATAGAGCCATCAAAATCTGGCACCTCCACGGTCACTATCGTATGATGTACAAATTGTTTTTCCAGTTCTTTGGAAATTTGATCCATTCTCTGCTCATCGGCATATTGAAGAAGATCGGGTTCATCCGGCAACTGCGTGTGCCGCGGCATGACCTCTTTGAGAACTTTCTTTTCTGTCTTCTCATCCACTTTAATAACTTTCTTGTCTGTCTTCTCGTCCATAAAGTAACGAGGATCAAAGCGTCGCTTGTTCTTTCTCATTTCTTTTCGACCTCGGAACCCTTCTTCCGTGAATCGTTATCGGGGCGTTTGCCCTGCCAGCCACCCAAATCAAGAAACTTTTTCCAACTGGCTTCTACCGGATGACCTTCGGCAGATGAGGCTTCCATTCCTTCACCAAGGCCGCCGATCTT